CAAACATTGCAGCATAAGCAGCAAAAGGACTTTGGCCTGCTTCAGTTAGTGTTTTAACACCTGCTTGAAATGGTCTTTTTATTAACCACTCTGCTAGTGAATCCATACCTACAAATGCAGAACGTACAAATCCTTTACCAAAATTTCCTGCTTTTTTTAAAACAGCTTCATTCTTTTCGTTATCTAGTTCTATTTGTCTTCTAACTAAAGAAGATAGTTCAGGGTTATCAACAGTAAATCCCATTAAAGCAGAACCTACCATTACATCTCTTGGTAATATATTTCCAAACTTATTTACAATTTCTTCTAAGTTATTTCCTAATTCAGGTTTGTTAGAAATTGTATCTTTGATAGCTTTGAATTGCTTCTCTCTTGCTTGACGATTGTTATAACTGTTTAGCTCTAAATCAACTGGCTCGTATCCAAATATTCCCATACTACCTCATCATTGCCGTTGCTTCTTCGCTACCTCCCAGTAAATCATTTATTGCAGCTAATATTGCATTAGTTCTATCTAAACCTTCAGGTTTATCTACTTCAAACCCTGGTACTGTAGGTAAAGTGTCTTTTATTTCTACATTAGGTTTTTCAGTTCCTCTAAATACATTACCTGCTAATGGACTTGGTGGTTGTGCAGTTTCAGGAAGTGGTTCTACAGCAGGAGTGTAATCTGCAACTTCTGCTTCTAATGGTGCTGCTCTAAGTAAATCTTCTCTTTCAGCAGAACCTTCACCTCTTTGTGCATCTATAGCAAATGCTTTTTTACTACCTCGGGTCATCTTCTACCCAAACCATCTGCAACTTTCCATACCCTGGAACGTAAATAATTGTTAATCCATCCATATTGCTCCATTCATTATCTAATGTGTCTCTTTGATAATCTGCTAGTTGGTCATTTAAGTACAACTCAGCAACATCAAGTTTATTTACTTCCCATTCTTCATTCATTACAATTTCGTGAAATCTTCTGTTGTTTCTTTCAAAATCTAAAGGTTCAGACATTATCCTCCTCCTAAAGGAGCTTGTTGTAATGCTCCTTGATTAATTAGGCCTAGCACTTCTTCAGGGCTTGGTGGTTGACCTCCTCCAGGTTGTGGTGGTGGGCCGCCTACTCCTTGCATCTGTGCCATTGCTTGTTCTTGTGGACTCATAGCAGGTTCATCTGCTGTAAAAAATTTCTTAAGTATTGCACCCATTTGATTTGGTTTATTATAAATATCAACCAAGGCCATTTGTGCTTTACTGTCTCCTTGACTAGCTTGTGCTAATAAAGAATCAAACATAACACTTTCGGCCTTATCTTTTGTAATTCTTTCATTTATAGCCTGTAAATCTTCTAAACCATCCATTTCACGTTGCATTGTAGATTTATCTATTATGCCTGCTTGTAGCAACTGTAATCCTGTAACTACTTTACTTGCTTCGTCAAATGTAGCCATAGCTCCATACTTACGTCTTGTAAGGTAATTACCATCAATATCTGTACTAGGTGTGTAGTTTTCAGCAAAAGCAGAACCTCTAATAGTTCCTACTAATGGTTTACGTTTGTTCAAAACTAACTCATCTAGCTCTAATCTTTTGTAATCTATTTCTTGAATAGCAAATTGTAATACTTTATGATACTCGTTGACCATAGCACCTATACCTGCATTTAATTCTTCTAGGCCTCTACCAGTAACAAAAGAATTAGGAGATATAGCATCATCACTTACTGGATAACCTGCTACTGTTCTTAGGTGTCTTTCAATTCTTGATACAGATTCAAACAACTGGTAAGGCAAATTATTTACTGGTTTGATTACTTGAGAACCTGGTGTTAAGTAATTTATAGCATTACGGCCTTTTCTATACTGTCCTGATTCTATTTCACCTACTATGTTTGTTTCTGTAAATACAGCATCTTCCATAGCAATAACTGACATAACATTGATTTTGGCCATAGCAGCCATTAATCCTATTACTTGGTCAAACTGTCCTTGTATTTGGTCAAAAGAATATCTTTTAGCACAAACAAAAGCAGGGCCTGATTTCAGTGGATTAGGTACAAAGTCAACTATTTTCTGTGATGCAACGTGTACAATGTATGTTCCTTCAGGGTTTATATACTCTACTATTAACTCACCATTGTCATTTGAGTTTTCCCAAGAACCTTCTTGTGCATAGTTGTTATATAAACCTACAGTAAATCCATAAGGGTCGTCTTGTTCATCACTACGTTCTGCAAAATAACTCTTAAGTTCAGGATACATTTGAATTAGATTGTTAACAGGTACATTTCTAATTGACACTAATTCTTCTGCCATTTGATTTGCACCTTGATAACCAGGGAATGTAGTGTATGGGTCTCTTAATTCAGCCACAGGGAATGTATGACCTTGAGGGTCAGTCTTAGTTGTTATAACCCATACAGCAAATCCATATCCTGGTAACCATCTAGCCACTTGTGGTAACTGTAATTCAAGTTGTTGAAACTGGTCGTATGATGTAACAATACGTTCTAGCTTATCTTTTTTCTTTTTATTTCTTTCACTATCTCTAGGGTTTGTGATATGTACATCTAAAGCAGGAACTCTACCTATTTTCTGTGCAAGTCTGTCTAGTGCTGATAGTAATAAGTTAGGAGCAGGTAACATATCTGCATCTGTGCTAGATAAAGATTGACCTAGTAAAGCTTTTATACCGTGTTCTCCTCCGTTGATAATTGCACGAAATCTAGCTCTATCAGGCAATGCTTGGTCGTGCATTGCTTTTAAATATTTTGTTCTGTCTAGTATGTCTTTAACTAACAATTTATCTCCACGGAGCGTCATTCCATTCTACTATATCAAAGCCGTCATAGCTAGGAGTGTAGTCAATTCCTATATCAGAGTAATGTGCTTTTTGCAACTTTCTTAATACTTTAATAGGAAACCAACTAGCCATAACTATATCAGATTTATATATGTTTTTTCTTCTTGCAGAAAAATAGGATAATTGTTTTCTATACATTTCTGATTTAACTTGTGATTCAGTATTGCCATACGGTAAAACAATTAACTTGTCTTGAAACATAGGTGCTAATGATGTAACACCAAAATGACTATCCCATTTGTTTTTGTATGTTTCGTGTCCCTCTAGTATTATTCCATTTCTATTTGCATAATCTTTTATACGAGGGTCTTGCCTTATAGCTTTCTGAAAGTTGTTTTCTTCTATTACCCAATGGTATAAGTTATAGTCTCTGTGCCATTCTTTAATAATCTGTAATGCTTCTTCTATACCACCACCTTTGTTATTTTGTATATCTACCATTTGTAACAAAGCATCTTCACCATCATCTAGTATTGCCCAAAGAAAAGCAGCTTGGTAACCTGTTGCTGCAGGGTCTAAGCCTGCAACTAAATAAGAGTGTTGTGGTATTTGGCCTACAACTTTACTTGTGTCCATACACTGAGATATAGCCTCAATATTAAATATAGTTGCTCCACCTTCTCCTGGCCTATTCTGATAAACCATTTCAAATCTTTGTAAACCACCTGTAGTCATAGCATCTCTTTTTCTTGACATTAACCATTTGTAACTTCTAAATCCTGTCCACAACATACAGTCAAAATGTTCTTCTTCTTCTAGTTCGGCTATAGAACATCCTGAATCGTGAGCTTCCTCAACTATTGTTTCCCAGGCCTCTGAGTCAAGTAATGAACTATATAAATCATCAGGGTGTTGTCTTGAACCTATAACAACAATAGCTGTATGTTCTTCTTTACGTGATGCAAGTGTTGTTGTCCACCAGTTCTTTGTATTGTTTCTAGCACTAGGTTGTGCTGTAGATGCGTGGTCTTCTATGTCGTCTGCAATAATTAAGTCACAGTCACGTGATAAAATCTTACCACCTTTACCAATACCTATCATTGTTGGTGACTTTATACCGTGTACTGTTCTTGTTGATACGGTAAAACCATTTTGTGACCAAGACTTACCTGTTCTTGTTTTAGGTTTGAATGTCCCTCCTGGTCCACAGAAGTCTTCTTTAAGTCCTTCGTTTGATTCTAATGTATCTATTACAGATGACACAGAGTTCTTTGCAATGTCTTCATTACCGCCTACCCACATAATTCTTATGTTAGGATTTTTCATAATACGCCATATAGCAAAATGTATAAGTAGCTCTGTTTTTCCGTGACGTGGTGGTGACAATATCATTTGTTGTCCACCTTCTTCTATGGCCTTGTTAAGAGAATTTATCCACTTTTCGTGAAACGGTGCAGTTTCAAATGGTATTCCTTTTTCTGTTAAAAAATATCTATTTCTAAAATCCTTAAAAGATTCTAATGATTCTATAGCTTCATCAGGAACTTCCCAATCAGCTTGTGCTTTTTCTAATTCTAAATCTTCTTGATACGCTGCAAGAAATCTTGATATTTGTGCTTTAGATACTTTAAGTATTTTAGCTGCTTCATCTCTACTAATTTGGTCTTGTAATACTTCTCGTACCATACCATCACCCACAAATTTTTCGTAGACATCACCACGTCTAGCAGATACACGTCCATCTTGTGCTGTAGTTTGTTTCTTAGGTTTTTTAGCTTTAGTATTAGATTTCTTTTCAGGAAGTATATATACCTCACCATCTTGTTTAGCACGCCATTTCCTTTTATCTATTTTCTGTCTGCATTTGTCTGAACAAAATTTTCTTTGGCCTTTAGGTAATGAATTACTGCACTCAGGTACAGCACATACTACATTTACCATTTGGTTCTATTCGCCCAATAGGCTGCTGACATCTTTCCCTTTTTAATATTCTTTGCGTGCCTAGCTTTAAAAGATTTACGTCTAGCTTTATCTTTTGCAGACTTAGGACTTTTACCTGCACCTGATACTCCTTGTTGACCAAATCTAATTAACTTTAAATTATGGCCTTCCTGTGCAAGAACAACGTGTGACTTTTTAGGATGCTTAGGTGTACGTTTAGGTTTATTAACACCTTTAAGTCCGTGTTTTTTAAGTAGAGCTTTTTTACGATTTGCGTGTGACATTATTTCTTAATTTTCTTTATCTTACCATTTTTAGTTCTAGCAAACTTATGTGTTTTAGTTTCTCTAATAAGAGTACCATAATGTCTCTTGCCACCCCACATCCAACTAACTTGTGCCATTACTTACCTACTTTTTTTTGTGCAGCTTTATGTGATTTAGAAAAACTAGAGCCACGTCTCATAGAGTTGTACATATACTGAAT